ATATCTGGAACTTTAACAGTAAGCACAGCAGGATCAACTATAAAATCTCCTCTTTATATGGACGTTCAAAATAGTACAGGTGAAGGTGGAGAAATTACTTTAAATGGAAGCAATTCGAACACAGGTCATACACTTGACACAGTAAATGGTTCATTCAGAATTTTTGATAGCAACGGAACTTTATTAAGCGGCAACTCAGGATATGGTTTAAGTGTAGTAAATGGTTATCGTGTAAATGGTACACAAGTTATCACTTCTAGTAGAGGAGCAAGAAATTTAACGCTTGAGCATGGTACAGGTGGAGCAAGGTTTGAACATAGTGATTGGATGTACTCTACTGATAATGCTCCACGTTTTTATTTTGAAAGTAGTGCTCGTACTTTTTATAAAGCAACAACACATCAATTTAGAAATGCCAATAATAGTACAGTATTTAATGTAAGTTCTCTTGGACATTTACACATAGCATCTAATGGTGATTCAAACGCGAGTGCCACTGAATACATAAAAGCAGGTGGTGTGGCTATTCTTACTAATGCCAGAGTCTTACAGAATGTCTCTGGTAATGTGTCCATGTTCACTAACGATGCGGGTTATTTAACAAGCCATCAATCTTTAAGTGGATATCTTCCTTTATCTGGAGGAACGCTCACTGGTACGTTAAATAGTAAAACTATTAATATGCAGAATCATCAAATTTATGCTATTAATAATTTACGCTTCAACGATCCCGGAGTACAAGAAGGTATCAAGTGGGACGGTGGTAATGAATGGCAGATTTATGAGTCACCAGACAATCAGACAAATGCCTCAGGTAATTTACAGTTTGCGAGTGGTTCTGGCAATGGAACATTAAAAGCTACTTTAACTACTACTGGTGCTTTTACTACGAGACAAGCAAATGGAACTACGCGAATAGGACAAGACGGTAATTATGGCAATTACGGATCGCTTGGTTTTGGTGGACATACTAACGGATCAAATAGAATCTTCGGTCATTATGGTACAGACGATGGTTTATTTTTAGCATCTGCTACTGGTCGTGGTGTAAAAGTAAGAACAAATGGTGGCAACGTTGATAATTTTGAGTTTACAAGTGGCGGTGACTTAAAAGTAGCAGGATCAACATTTGTTACTTCTGGCAGAGAAATACAAAATGCTTCTGTTGCATCATCGTCTTCAATAGCTCCTAGAAGACGCGGTACTGCTTCTGTTAATAACTCTGGTTATGTTCATGCATTTAGAGTTGATGGAGATAATTTAGCTAGTTCAATTAGATTTACTGTTCATGGAACAACAGGAAGCGTTGTCATTAACTCAGAAATTTTTGTTTCTTGTAATCACTTTAAAGATATTTTTATAGAAAGCAATAGCGGTTTTTATACGGTACTTACGGTAAAAGTTGTAAGTAATGGTAATGAAGATTTTTCTGTTTATTTAAAAACAAATTCTGCAAACACCGCTACTGTTCAAATAGAAGTATTTCCTCTGAATAATGAAGTAATTACATTTACTTCTACTGACCAAGGTTTCACAACTAAAACATTAGAACATACTTGTGAGTACGGTAAAAGACTTAGTGCAGAAGATAATGTATCTGGTCGTGGATTTGACATTGAAACAGACGGACAAATAGATGCACTTAAATATCAAATTAGTGGTACGACAGTAATAGGTGCAGACAGGTCGTTAACAAGCATTAATAGCATTACTTCTGGTGGGAACATTAATACTACAAGCGGTGGTTTTCAGATAAATGGTGCTACTGTAATTGCAAGCAACCATAGAATCACACCATTTGAGCACGTTATTTTTGGCTCTACTACAGGCTACATACAACACCCATCAAATAGTAGTTCAAATGCTTGGGCTTATGGTGTTTCGGGTGGCGGTGCAAATCCGGGTGTAGACAGAAATAAATGGGGTTTACATTATTACAATGGAAGCGCATGGAGCAATCCTTTTTATGTTGATACAAGCGGAAACACTGTGTTTACTGGTGAAATTCAAGGTGCAACGCTAGACATAAACGGTAATGCTGATATTACAGGTCAGACAGTTATTGTTGGCCCGGGTACTACTAGCTCAACTCTTCCTTTAAATATAAAGGACAACAACGCTACTAATATCTTCAGAATAAGAGATGATGGTGTTGTTTTAATTGATAAATCTTATTTGTATGTAACTGCTTCCGCAGGAGCCTACATACAGCACTCTTTAAGAGCGCGAGGTGGTATTACTAATGATGGCGGCAATGATCTATCTATCAACTCTGGTAGTTCACAAATAGACTTTAATAATAAGAATTTTGCAAATGTTGGCGCAATTACAGCAACTGCTGATACAAATGCTCTTACTGTTGCATCAACTACTAATGCAACTGGCGTTGAAATAAAATTCAGTGACAATACGTCTGGCAGTCAAAATGGCTTTATAGAATATCGTCATAGTGATAGTCATGCTTACGGTGGTTCGGATGTATTCACTATTAAAAGTGATCAGACAGCACTTAGAGTTTTAGCTGATGGCCTATTAATGTTTAAATCTGGACTTGCTCTTAAACCTGCAAGTGGAACAGGAGCAGGTACAACACTTATTACTTCTGGTAGAGCATTGCAAAATATTACTTCTATTTCTTCTGGAAATATTACAAGTAGCGGATCAATATTAACTACATCAGAAGGTTCTACTGCTATTAAATCACGCTTTATAATGGGTAAAGCAAGTGGCAGTACTGCGAATGGAGTGCTTTATTTACAATATGGTTCAGCAGAACCAGTTTATATTGGAGCAGGAAGCGGGGGCGCAGGACTTAATGTAGGAGGTACAGTTACAGCAGGGTCTACAATACATCGTGGTAACATGACTATTGATAGCCAAGAGATAGATGTTAGCTCTGGTGATCTTACTTTAGATGTTGCAGGGGATATCACACTTGATGCCGATGGTGGTGATTTAATATTTGCTGACAACGGAACAACAATTATTGGACTTCATAATGATAGCGGCAATGGGATTATAAAAGTTAATCCTAATAATGGAGATTTAAAACTTAAAGGAACAGGAAATAGTTCTGAAGTTACAGCCGCTACATTTGATATGTCTAATGATGGTTTCCTAACGCTTAACGATGGACTGTCTATTAATGGCTCTAGCTTCATGGCATCTGGTACTTTGATGTTCAACGGAGGTAACGCGGCATTTACAGATAATAAACAATGTTTCTTCGGAAGCAGTTTAGACATGACCATCAAGCACAATTCTTCTACAGGCAACAACGAAATACTTACAAACAGCGATCTACTATTAGACTCTGCAACAAACATTATCTTAGATGCAGACGGTGGAACCATAGACCTTATGGATGGAGGCACTAGGTTCGGTAGACTGCAACAAATGATTGGTGGCCTTGGTATATCTGCCGGCTCAACACCTACGTTTGCACAATTACTTTCTTCTACTAAAACACTTTTCTTTGGACACATTGAGTTAGGCGATGATAAACACGTTCAATTCGGTAATAGTGGCGGTGATCTTAAAATCTACCATGATGGATCAAACAGCTACATAGAGGAATATGGTACTGGTGATTTAATAATTACCTCGTCAGTAATAAGGTCACGCACAGATGACTTTATGGTAAACAATGCCGCTAATAATGAGCATTTAATTAGAGCATTAAACGGTAGTTCAGTATTTTTATATCACGATGGTACAGAAAGATTTAGAACTCATTCATATGGTGGTAGTTTAACAGGCAGTTTAGCAGTAAGTCAGCAAGTATGGTCTGGTGGTAATCAAACTGCGAGTGCTCCTGCTTATGCTTTCAACAATGACACGAACACAGGAATGTTTAGAAAATCTTCGGATGTACTAGGATTTTCAGCAGGAGGAACAGAACAAGCTTCTATTGATTCTAATGGTGCGTTTACTGCAACCACAAGCATAGGCGTTACAAATGCTCCAACATTTAGACGTAATAATAATACTAACTTAGAACTACGTAACACTAGTACCGGATCAGTTGGTCTTGCAGGAACTGACAGTAGTGGTAATTTTAGGTTTCAACTTTATGGTGACGGTACTAATTATGGTTTCTTAAATGACATATGGAATTCTTGGGATCTACGCAAAGTTAAAAATAATGTTTTGTATCTAAATAACAACACTACCTACTATCTCAATATGCCTAGTACGTCTAAGTTTAATACGATACAGGCAGATACGGTTACCGTTAATAGTGTACCTGTAGCTACAGTAGAAGGTGGAAGCACAAGTAAGATTGTCACAATGCGTATTCAAGCAAAAGACTTAGATAGCAAAATTACTGGCGGTGGCTATACGTTCTACAATGGTGGTACTAATAAATTATTAATTATTGAAGAGTTTATTGCTTTTATTGATACTGACAACAATACCAATAGTGCCGCAGGATATCCCTCATTTGCGTATCCAATACGAGTAAATGTTAAAACTAAGTGGGGTGCTGTAGATTCGCGTAGTCATAAAGACGGTGGATTTACTATAACAAAAGAAGCTTTAAACAAATATTTTACAAGTGATGTTACAATGAATCCAAGCGGTGCTACAAGAAACATGAAACGATTTATTGTAGGTCAACCAAGAGATCCGGTTGCGGCAAATCCTGATATGCAACAACAAGTAGCAGAGATACAAGCAAACGGAACAGGAGCAGGACAAAATTTTAATGCTGAACTAAAAATACAAATGGATAGTTTCTTAGCAAGTACGTGTAACGCTACATTCTATTTGTACTTTCAAGTAAAATTTAGAGAAATAAGCCCAAGTGATATCACAGGGGCATCTAATATGATTACCATAAACTAACTTACAGAGGAATAAAATATGTGGTCAATAGATAGAGTTGTTAGAAACTCAAAGGGAGCTCAAAAAGATGGTGTAATTGAAGTGCTCGGAACTTATACAATGACAGACGGAGATTACTCTGCGTCTTATCCGATGGTTGCTATCTTTACGCCAGACAAAAGCAAGGAAGACTATGTGGCTTGGGCTGATTTAACTCAAGAAATCGTTGAAGGTTGGATGGATGAGTACTGCAACATTGAAGAAGTTAAAGCATCCTTAACTGCACAGATAGATGAGCAGAAAGGCAGAACTGAAGGACTACCTTGGTAGTTAATTAAGGAGAAATGACATGAGTAATCCTAGTGTACAACTGCCCTTGTGGGCCTTGCCTTTGGTGGTATCGGTGTTTGTTGGTGCTGTCTCCTACGGAGCGGCCCAAGCTAATGCACAGGCGACCGCTAAAGAAGTTGAAAGGGTTGAAAAAATAGTTGAGAAGGTTCAGGCTAGTTCATCTGAGCATGGTAAGCAGATCGCTTTGAACTCACAGGCAATCAAAACGATTGCTGATGGGTTAGCAGAGCAAGCTGAAATATCTAAAAGCACAGATGAAAAATTAGGCAAACTTATTGAGATAATGCTAGAATCTAAAAGGTGAACTTAAAACTTTTATTTGCACTTATAATTATTGTAGAGGGAGAGCCGGAAGGAAAACGTACTACATACTGGAGAAGCTTACAGGACTGTCGGTGGTATGCACAACTGCTAAGTCAAGAAGACAGCTACTATCATCCTGTGGAAAAAGCATATTGTGAAGCGGCTTGGGTAGATCCAGATGAAGTGGAAATAAATAGTTTGAAGGTAAGGCCAAAGCCAGTACCGGAAGATAACACAAATGAAATCGGGTAAATGAAATGACAACATTATTAACTAAAGTAAGTACTACAGCATTAGCAGTCCCTAGTGCTTCTGATCTTACTCAAACAGCTAGTGGTGCTGAATTAGCAGTAAACACTACTGATAAAAAACTTTATAGTAAAGATAGCACTAATACAGTAATTGAAATTGCTTCTGTTTTACAAGCTTATCCTGTTGGTTCTATATATGTCAGTACTGTTTCAACTGATCCGGGTACTCTTTTTGGAGGAACTTGGGAAGCTTTTGCAGATGGAAAAGTTTTAGTAGGACACAGCTCTAGTGATACTGATTTTGATGCATCATCTGGAACTACAGGTGGTAATAAAACAACTAATTTAACTGTTGGTCAACTTCCTGCACACACACACGATGTTCAATATGATAATGAACCAAACATGGAAAAACAAAGCGGTGGTGGGCATGTTATTAGTGAACTAGACGGTACTACCTTAACTAGAACAACTACTTCTACAGGTAACGGAGATGCTTTAGAGCTTTTACAGCCCTACATTTCAGTTTATATGTTTAAAAGGACAGCGTAAATGTCACTCTTGCTAAACACATTGGTTGAGCCAGTAACAGGATTATTAGACAAGTTTATTCCTGACGCAGATAAGAAAGCTAAATTAGCTCACGAGATAGCTACGCTTTCAGAAAAACAACATCAGGAAATAATGCTTCAACAAATAGAGCTTGCTAAAATAGAAGCACAAG